TCAAGCCTTCTTCGGCTCGAGCGCACGCGCGGCGCGCTGCATGATGTCGACGCCGTCATCGGCGTCGTCGAACAGGTGACCATAGGTGTCGTAGGTGATCTGGATGGAGGCGTGGCCCGCCCAGGTCATCACCTGTTTGGGCTTCGCGCCGGCCAGGATCCAGAACGAGACGGCCGCATGGCGCAGGCAGTGGAAACTGAATTTAGGCCGTTCCACCGGGACCAATTCCGCATCTTCGCTGTCGTCCTTGGGCTCGAGCGTGATGACGGTCAGCCCGGCCGCGCGCATGAGGGGCAACCAAAGGCGCTGGGCGAGGTTGCTGTAGTTCTCCGGGTTGCCGGCCCCGTTCGGGAACAGCAACTGGGCGTCACCCTTCGGGCAGGCGAGACGCCAGACCTTGACGGCTTTGACGGTGTCCGGGCCGATCGGCACATCCCGTTTGCCCTTCTTCGACTTCACCGCCCCAATTTTCCCCCATTGGTCGGCGCGCTGGCGCACGCGGATTTTTGGGGTGTTCGATCCGGCGGTCGGCAGATCCTTCAGGCGGAGGCCCCGCAGCTCGGAGATCCGTAAGCCAACAAACATGAGGCACGCGACGAACGCGGCAGCGCGGCCGGTCGTATCGTACGTCCCGGCGGCCAGCCATAAGGCATGACATTCCTCGATGGTCGGAAAATAGTCATCATCGTCTATGTCGGGACGGTGGTCGTCGGTGCGGATTGAGATGCCCGCCGTGGGGTTGGATGTCATCCATCCGCTGGCGCTGCAAAAATCCAAAATCTGGCCGAAGGTCGCCCATACCTTCTTGGCCATCTCGATCGAGAGTTTTTCTTCCAGCGCGCGCGCGTAAACCATGCAATCCGGCCCGGTCAGCTTCTGCACTTGGATCTTGGATACGTCATAGGGGACGATATGCAGCCGCACGTGCGTATCGTATTGCTTTAAGGTCGATCGTTCGCGCCGGATGCGGCCCTGTTCATCGGGCTCGGTCAGCTTCTTGAAATCCCGAAGATAGGCCTTTGCTCCGATCTCCACGGTGATCGGGGCATCGGCCGGCTCGGTGACGCCGGCGGCGAGCTCGCCTTCGATACGGATGCGCTCGCTGTTCGCTTCCGCCTTCGTGTCGAACTGCTTGCGCTTCCGCTTGCCGTTGCCATCCCGGTAATTCAGCTGCCAGGTGACAGTTCTGGATAAGTCGGTGTTCGTCCAGGTGCGTTTGCGGATGGTGGCCATGCGGGCGAATTATGATCCGGATTGGAGAGGGAGCTCAAGCCGCGCCCCGGCGGGCCGCAGATTCGGCCCGTTCACGCCGCCAACGATCCAGCGCGCCGCGGGTGGAGACGATACCCAGGCCAGGTTCCTTCCATATGGGCATGGTATGGCCCGGGGTTTCCAGGACCTGATAGACCTGCCGCGGTGTCATCGGTTTCATGAAATCGGCGATCTTGCGGGCCCCGATCAGCAAATCGTCTGCTGTGGAGCTTTCTGCCGATACAAACTGCGTCTCGGTCAACTCGATCTCCTCAGGCCCACATCATCGGAATCTTCGGTGTCATTGATCGCTCCTAGCCGGACTGTCCGCGCAAGCGGCTGATAGCGTCCTCGAGCGTAGGATGCCGGCGGAAGCTATCGCCCTCGCGCGTGCGCTTGTGGAACATGAGTTCAAGCATTCCTGGCCCGCTTGGACCGACCTGAACGCGGATAGCCCGGTCATGGGCCATCACCACCAGGCGGGTTAGGCCATCGAAATCGTAAGTGGCGAACTGACTGATATGGCGCGTGTTGATGTGGATACCGGTCGGGCTCGCGTCTTTAACCTTGCCGTGGACGTGGTGCCAACCGCCGTAGAAGTCGGCAAGAAATTGCGCACACTCCCACTGTTCATCGTTCATCCACGACTGACGGTAATATTTCTCCTCGTCTGAAAGTTCGCGGGTCGGCGGCGCTGTGTCTGCCTCCTGCGTTTCGTAGGTTGCCGAGATCGGCACCTCTCGGATGCTGATCGGGTATTGGCGTGGGCCATTCATGCGAGCATACCTTTCTGAGACGAATTGTTGGGCGAGCATTTGACTGTGATCATGATCTGCTGCTCCTGGCAGTAGCCTTGGTCAGGCCGCGATCGAGCTTGAGGCCGCGCCGAAACGCCGTTCGCGCGATGGCCTCGATCTGCCGCCGATTACCTGAATGGCGGAACAGACCCAGATAGGATGTGGCGCTGTCGGGGAGGTCTTCGCGTGGCATGGTGGCCAGGCGTGCAAGTGCGGTCCGGTGTGTTTTCGGTCGCGCCGATCTGCGATGCGGGCGAATGACATGGCCGACGAAATCGACACCCTTTTCCACCGGTGCGACGAATGTCTTGCTCTCGGCCAGCTCCAGGCTGAGGCCTGCCAGGCGCGCGCGGATGGCGTCGGCGGCGGCCAGCAGGACCTTCGGTTCGTGGTGGAGAAGGACCATGTCATCGACGTAGCGGACATAGCGCAGGCCGAGGCGGCGCTTGACCATCTGATCGACTGGATCGAGATAGACGTTCGCGAAGAACTGGCTGCTGAGGTTGCCGATGGGCAGGCCGGTGCCCGGCGGCGCCTGAAACAGGCTCTTGTGTGGCGGTACCCGCGCCAAGGTGCGGGCATCGTCGTGCACAATCGCGCCCTTGCGCACATCCTGGAACACCAAGCGCCGGCACAGCTCCAGGATGGTCGGATCGGTCACCCGGCGCGCCAGCATATCGAACAGCGTGTCGTGGCGGATCGAGCCGAAGAAGTTGGCGACATCGGCCTTGAGATAATAGGCCGGCCGGTGCCAGCCTTCGGTCACCGAGCGCAGGTGACGGTGCAGACGGTTGGCGGCATAGAGGGTGCCACGCCCTTTGATGCAGGCGCAGGAATCGGCAATGAAGGCCGGTTCGAACAGCGGATTGATCGCGCGATAGACCAGATGGTGCACGATCCGATCCTTGAACTGCGCTGCCCAGACCTCGCGCGGCTTCGGGCGCGTGATCGCGAAGACGGTGGCCGGTGACGGCCACCACGTGCCGCTACGCAGCTCGGCCAGCAGATCCATCAGGTTGTCTTCGAGGGAGATCTCGAATTCCAAGGCGGAGCGCGTGGTGCGCTTATGGCGACGGCATTCGTAATAGGCCTCGAAAAGCTGGCCCACGGTGATCTCGGATGGCTGATGGACGATCATGTGCGGACGGCCCGGACGCGGTTGTTCCAGTCCTTGTTGTTGTTGTTCTGGTTGCCGTTGTTGAAGTTCTGGATCCACGCCGAGCCGGATCTATCGAGGGTGTACAGGCCGGACCGGCGATTGCCGTGATCGGGCAGATAGGTGCCCATCTTCTCGATTTGGCATCGACGCCGGTCAAGCTGCGCCGGGACGCGCGGTGGAGCACCCGCCGTATCCGCATTGGCGCCTGGAGCGACAACCATTGGCATCGACATTGCCGCTACCCCGACCAAATGATGTGCGCGGACCGGAAGGCCTTGACCTTCAAGCATCAGGCACGACTCCTTGCGTAGTTCAGCCATCCCGACGCCTGCTTACCGATGGCGTCGGTGAGTTCCACCGTGGCGCCGAAGGACGCCGCTGAGATCAGGCGCAGGTCCTTGGAGAGCCGCAGCAACAGCTTGAGCGTCTCCAGGTGTTCCCGCAGGTCTTCGATCGCCGATGGGCGACGATCCGTGCCGGCGGAGTTGGCGCGGAAGATCCCCACCACCACCGCGAGGGCCTCTTCGGAGACCTTGCGTCCCAAACCCTGGCGATGACCGCGCGGATATTGCTGCGTCAGCTTCTCGATAAGCTGAACCAGGTCATAAGCCGGGCGATAGATCGCCAATTGTTCGGAGCGCGCCATGCAAAATCTCTCTAGGCGTCGCCGGCAGTGCCGGCAGTTACATCAGTCGGCGGCTTACGCCACCGATGCTCCCGGCCGCCGGAGCGGCCGGGAAAGAGGTAAAGACTAAAGTTGGCATTTGCGGACGGCCCGGACGCGGGTGCTCCAGACCTTGCCGCTGCTGATCTGGTCGCCGCTGGTGAAGTCCTGGAGCCACGCCGAGCCCTTGGAAAACTCGGTCGATGTCCAATACCATTCGCGCTCGAATGCTTCGGGTCCGCCCTCGCGGAACGCCTCGGCGGTGGTCTGTTCCGGAACGTAGCCCGTGCCCGGCATGAGGTTGCGGCGCAGCACGGTCATCTCGTCCAGCGCCGGCAGGTACCAGTCGTCATGGCCGCCGATCCGCAAGGAGCGGCAGAACTGCGCGGCGGGATGATCCTCGTCGTTGAGGGCTTCGGAATTGGCAAAGCCATCAGTCAGCGAGCGGGCGGTCGTTATGCCGTCCGGGCCCCAGGTCAGTTCTTCGGCCTCGCCTTCGGCCTTCGGTGCGACAACGATGGCGATGTTCGGCTCGGTCGGATGAAGTCCGCCGAAGAAGCCGCCGCCGAAAGGTGCGCCAATGGCGGGGATCGTGCTGGTGCTGTGTGGTGCGAGGTCGTTCATGTCAGTCTCCGTTCAAAGCGGCGACGCGGCGCATCATGGATGAATGCGTGTCGCCGTCGTTGTAGGTTTCGAAATGGAAATTCTTGCCGCATCCGTGGCAGGTCAGCGCGCCTTTCATGGTCACGATGCCGTAGCCACTTTTGACGCGTGGGTCGCGCCAATAGTCGTCAAAACGATCTTCGCCGCAGGCCGGACAAATTGGGCCGTGCTTCGAGATTTTGATGGCAAGTTCTTTGGGCAAGGGCGGCTCTACAGGATCAAATGGGTTGCCCGGCCGCCGGCGCGGCCGGGAAAGGGCTAAAGACTAAAGTTGGTATTTGCGGACGGCCCGGACGCGGTCGTCCCAGAACTCGCGGGTGGTGACCTGGTAGCCGTAGTAGAAGAGCTGGATCCACGCCGAGCCGGGCGTGCATTCGGTGGACGTCCAGTACCACGCCCGCTCGAACGCTTCGGCGCCACCCTCGCGGAACGCCTCGGCGGTGGTCTGCTCCGGAACGTAGCTCGCACCGGGCAACAGGTTTTCCGCCAAAAGCCAGGCTTCGTGCCGGCTAGGCAGATACCAGTCGTCATGACCACCGATCCGCAAGCCGCGGCAGAACTGCGCGGCGGGATGATCGTCGTCATTCATCGCCTCGCTGTTGGCGAAGCCGTCGCGCAGCGAACGTGCGCCGGCATCCGCGCCATCCCGTGTTCTGAATTTCAGGCGAGCCTCGCCCTCGGCCTTGGGTGCGACGATCAAAGCGAAGCGGTTGCCGTCGCGGTCGTAATCGACGGCCGCCAAAAAACCGCCCTGGAAGGGCTGGCCGATGGCGGGAAGGATGGTGTCGGTCTTGGTCATGATGGTCTCCTGCGGTTTCAGCTGCGTCGCGTTCATCGCGGGCAGGTCACATTCGTGTTCGGGGAATGCTTCGATGTCGTCTTCGACGCCGACAAAGAGGACCTCGGCACCGATGCCTGGATCGTCGACCGCGTCCGCAGCGCACATCTCTTCATCGATGCCCATGGCCTTGGCTCTGGTCAGATGCTCGTCGGTCAGCGTGACGACGTAGGTCCGCTTGACGGTCTCGGTGACGAGGAACCGTTTGCTCATAGCGCGTTGCTCGCATCGTGTTGGGCGGAAAGGATGCGCATGCCGCAATGGGCGCATTCGCAGAACTGGAGCGGATCGTTCGGCATCGGCGGCAAAAGCGGGCCATGGCCATCGCGGTGGCAGCGGGTGAGGCGCGCATCCAGAACGACGACATAGAGCGGACCGGTCGGGAATTTCGGCAGGCGCGGCATCGTCAGATGTTCCCCTGCAACAGGAGAATGGCCATCGCCACGCCGAGCCAGATCCATTCGATCGCGCGGACTCTCATCGGATCACCGAGGAGGCAGATGTCATCGCATCGTCGTCGCTCAGTTGGTCGGCGCCGGGGGCAGCGAACAGCCACTCAAGCGTCGGCGGCGTGACCAACTTCGTGAAGTCGTGCAGGGTCACGCTATCGCCGGTGCCGTCCTGCACGGCATCGCGCATGCGGTGCGCGAAGGCTGTGGCATCGTCGGCGAAGGCGAAGCGGAACTCGATCAGGCCGCGACTGTTCGCGATGGTGACCTGGAACGGGTGGTGCGGATCCGGCGCCGCGCCCGCGACGATGGCGACAACGCTCATAAATCCCATCCCTGCTGTGAGGCGACCTGGCGCAGCAGCATCTCGGTCGTGGCGCCCGGCTTGTAGTTGGGATCGTGGATCTTGAGGCAGGTCTCGATCTCGGCCCACAGACGCTCCGAGCGCTTCTGCCGCCCGGCGCGCGTATCCTCGAATTGGAAGCCCTGCACGGCGGCGGACAGGTAATGCAGCATCCTGACCGGATCGAGGGTCGCGCCGCGGTTCTCGTTGCGCGCGGGTGCGGTGTTGTTGCGATCGGTCATGGCAGGTCGCTCCCTTCGCCTGATCCAACGAGGAAGGCATGGATGACGAGGAGCGCGGCGACCCAGGCGAGAAGGAAAGTCAGTGCGTCCATCGCTAAACGCGCCCGTTCCGATAGGCGTCACGGATCGCTTCCTGCTTGGCGCGCTTGCGGGCCCTGCCCTGCAGGAGAAAGCGGAACGCCAATGCACGTTGGCTCTCAGTCGACGAGCTCGGGTTCGTCACGATCTCGATGGCATCGCGATGCCATCGCGCGATCAGCTCGTCGGCGTGGCATGGGTGGCGGCGGTCGTTGCGGTCCATGGCTAGGCGACCGCCACTTCGCGGACGAACCAGTCACCGCCACCGATGAGGCCAATCTCGATTTCGCGTGCCGTGAGACCCTGACGTTGCCACGTCTTCATTTCGGCTTCGGCAGCCTCACGGGTTTTGAAGCCGATGCGACAGAAAACGCGGCCGTAGCCTTGATCGCGCACTACCTCGAATTCTTTCGCCATCGTCCCCATCTCCTCGCTTCGGGGATGGGGGTCTATGTCCCATTCCCTTGTGATGAGATTATAAAATCACATCATAATGGGATATGACAAGGACAAAATCACATTACGAAGTGATTTTTTGTGACACTGAGGGGAGACGGCAGATTTTTGTCCAGGCGGCTTCGATCGCCCGCATCTGACGCGTGAGCGTAATTATTTGCTTGGCGGACGAACCTGCTCGAGGGAAACCATTGAGCCTCAAGACCAGCCTCAAAACTGGCCAGCCCCGCCAAGGCGAGTCCAAGCCCGGCGGGGTTGTTGTTTTTCGGGCCTTAATTCCGCCCCAGCGGCACCGCTAGGGCCTCGGCACTATCTCATCGTCCGTCCACCCAGCTACTCGGAAATGGAAGATCGCCCGGGCCATCATTTCCGATGCTAGGACATCATCCCCGATCCCGGCCGTCTTCAGTGTCGAGATGACCCGATTAATGGCATGGTGCGTGTCGTCGGAATCGTCGCCCACGGTTCGGGAGCCTAAGTAATCGATGAGATCAGCGTCGCGGCTCGCTCGGGAACATCAATCGGGAGCCGGTATGTTCAGTGCGCGCCGAAGTTTGATGACGCGAGGATCTTCCGGTTTGACGCTGGCCATGCGGCGGAGCGTTTCTTCCCTCTCTGCGATCTCTTTTTCGTGGAGATCGAATGCATGCTGCAGCGCGGCCCGCACATCAGCGAATGACTGATCGTCGATGATATATTCGCCAAGCACGTCATTTCGCCGGATCTTGTAACGCTCGATCAGGAATTCCTTGTAGCGCGCACTATCGAGTGTGCGTTGGCCCCCATATTCTTCCCATGGTCTCGCGCTTTCGGCCAACTCTACGCCGGTCGCGGGATCGACGCTGTTAACAGAGGAGGCATTGCCTTTCGCGGGAGCGACGACAAGGACGTGGGTCAAGGCAATCGGCCAAATCAGGGCGCCATAAAGAATCCAGGGAACGGGAGAGTGCCCCTTCGAATGGGCAACGATGCCGACAACTCCGCCCATGATCAGCCACAAAATCACATATTCCATGAACGCGCTCCCCAAACGCTTATCGCGGCCATCGCAGATATCAAAATGGCGTCCGCAACCGGCGGCGAAGATCGTGCTTTTAAGCCGGCGTGCCGTGTTTACTGTCCGACATCAAAATCAATTTCCGCCGTTCGAACTCATGTTCCGAGATTTCACGCTCGGCGCGCGCCTGTGTCAGCTTCGCGAGCTCGTCAATGACGTCGCCAGTAGAGCCGACCGTCGCAGATATCTGCTTGGAAGATTCGCCTGCCGTCAGGGGGCGCGTATTCTGCAGAGTATAGATGATCAGGCCTACCGATGCGATCAGCAGCCCGATCGCGGCGGTGACGAACCGTAATGCTTGGACTGACTGCTGTGGTGCGCTGATCGGATCCGCACCGATCGCGCTTATACCGAAACAGAACGCGACCGCCATGCCGATCAAAACGACCAAGATTCCCATTTGCCCCCCCCCTCCCTTAATGCCCGCCGAATTTGACACTACGAAAGAGATGTTTGTCTACAGGGGTTCCCGCACATGCCTATCGGTTCGTCCGCCATTTAGCACATGTCCGCATGGCATATGACATCCTCACGGCTTCGCGCGGGGGGAGGGGGCTCACAGCTTCCTCGCCACGATCCAGATGACTCGGCCGATTAAATTGATCTCTTCCTCCCGAAAAAGCTTTGGAGGTCCGTACTTTGGGTTATCAGAGATCACTTCAATCTTCTGGTTGGGCACATCTCGGTGCAGTCGCTTGACCCAGGCGATATCGCCGACCTGCATGCCATAGATTCCGGGACGACTGATTTTGCGCTGGGAGCGATCAACCAAGACCCAATCGCCATCAAAGAGCGTCGTTTCCATGGAATCGTTGTCTACGCGGAGCGTGATCAAACAGTCGGGCGCCGCCCTTGTGATTGCACGTAACCAGGATGTCTCGAAGAGATGGTAGCCAAGTGGTTCAGCGTTCGGCTCCAAGATGCTGCCCGGGCCGGCAGATAAACCAGCGTCAAAGCGTGGGATCGCGGTGAAATCTGTCCCACCTATCGAGAACACTCCGCTCGTCAGGCCCCCCGAATACATCGGCATGTGATCGGAAATCTCGCCGCGGCGGCCGATCGAGGCTGGAAGGCACGTATTCTGTGCCGCAGCGGGCGTCGATATATCGTCGGTTGCCATGTCAAGATAGAGCCATTCAACTGGCTTGTCATACGCAGCAGCCAGCTTTTCCTCGGTTTCGCGGTCCAGTTTCTGGGAGCCGCCGTCGCGCCGATAATTATAGAGGATGTTCTTGGATTTGATGCCTGCGTCGCGCAGCCAGGTGGCCGGCTTGATCCCACGCCTCTCCATCAGCTCGAAGAAGGCCTCCCGCTTGGCATCCAGTTCCTGCTTACTCGGCATCATAGCGTCGTACCATCACAGCGGAGTGTGATCGACAGGCATGTGATGTGACAAAGCACCTTATGATGTGATTTCGCCTTGTATATCCCATCATGATGTGATTTCTTGCAGTCATGCCTGATGTGATCCCGACCAGCGAGCACGCAATAGCCCGAATTCGGGCTTTTGCCGCCCATAAGAAATGGAAGCCCAGCCGCTACGCAATCGAAGCGGGCCTCGGTGCGAACAGCCTGCGCGATTTTGATCGCGCCGACTGGAACCCCACTCTCGACACCATTGAAAAGCTGGAAGCGATCATACCGGCAGATTTTGGCAGGTTGGAGACTAGCGCGTCCGCGATCGTCTCGCTGAATGATGAGGGGGAGCTTGGCGCGTCCGTTGACGAGTTCGCAGCGCTCTCTGGTCGTGAAGTTCTACAAGCAGCGCGGCATGTGGCAGTTTCAGCGCTTCCTTCGGCAGCCGCTCCAGTTCTTGGCGAAGCCGAATCTTCATCTCTTCGGTCGGCAGCGCGCCGCGATCTTCCAGAAGGTCGATGAGCATGCTGAGCGCGATCACGCTTCCTGCGGCATACCTTGGGACCTTGGCCTTCAGAGCCTCGACCTCGGCGCGTAACCGCGCGATCTCACTTCTCAGATCCTCGATCTCTCCCATGCTCGGCACCTTGCCCGGTCTTCATGGCATCGTCATGTGTCCATTATGGGTGCTCCAACAACTATTCCGCCGCAACGCGGTGCCGAAGGTCGTATTCCCTTTGGTCCTTATTGTCGGCGCGGGGGTCTTCGGCCCTGGCGTGATCCGGGAACATGATCTGGGTCAGCATCGCGGCCATCGCATCGCCGCCGAACGGAATCTCGACGTCGTAGAGAACGATCCGGCTCATGCCGGAAATCGGAGCGCGGCGCGATGAAGGGCCTGGCGCTCCACAGTGGCTTGCAGCCTCGTAAACAGGGCGTCGAACTCTCGATCCCCTTCGGAAGATTCCTTGTTCAAGGCCAGCCACATGCGCCGCTTGATCAGATCGCGATAGCGCAGCATCGATTTGGTTTCATGCACCAAAAATACAGGACGGGCATTGCAGCTGGGCCTGCAGACAGCGCCCGTCCTGTAGTCGGGGTGTACGCCTCGTTCGGAGCGGCGGATCAGTCGCGCTCCAATATCGCAGATGCATTTCAGCATCCAGTTGAGCCGCGGCGCCACCCCGGCGCGCCAGCTCGTCAAAAATTCGCGGAGCGTCCGAGCATCAACTTGCCGGAAGAGATCGGAGCGCTCCTGGATCGTCGTCACCGTGTCCATGTCGAGAACATGCACGGAGATAACCCGCTATGTCGCTTTCAAAAGTGTATCGAAATTTTCGCCCCAAAATGGAGCGAAAATTGAGCACCGCCGAAATCACCGCAGATGTCTATGCCCGTTCATTCAGCGATGCTGCAAAGCGAAGCTGGGTGACTGCCAAGGCATGCGCTCGCGCGCTCGGGATCAATTTGGCTACCGCGAAGAATCTCTGGAACGAAAAGAACGGCCTCAGCGGTGTCCACCTCATCCGAGGCGTACGGGAATCTGACGAGTTTCTATGGACCTTTCTCGAACTCGCTGACCGCGCCGACATCGTTGAGAAACTAAAGGCCATCGAACATTTGGACGAGGCTTACAAAGCGCTATCCAAGCTGAAAGGCGGTGGCGAGTGACGCGTATTCGTAGATGGCTCAAGGCGATCTGCAAAAAATCGCTCCTTGTCGAACGGCATGCTTGGCGCGGCTTCGATTACGGAAGCGATCTGTTCGATACGGCTTTGGTGCTGGGATTCATCACATTCTACGTCTCCAACGAGTCCGTCGCGGATTCGGTGCGCGAAATGAAAACGCACATCGAAAAAGCCAAGCAGATCATGGAGGGAGGTCGCGCAGCGGAATGAATGCGATCGCCCGCACGATGTCACAACGTTCCCTGAGGAAGATGACGAACCACGCCAATCTTCCCGCCCCAGAGCCTGCGCTTCCTCAAGGCGCAGGCTCACCCCTTTATCCCGATTGTTCGCTTATCGCTCCGGCCGGCGGCAATCCCAAATGTATCGGATGTTATGGCGAGCTGGTGGTTCAGGTGAGCCGCCGTAGGGAGGTCGGGATGACGTTGCCCGGCCTCAAAAGCCCGGCAATTTATATTGCCGGGGCCACGAGCGCTCGTGTTCTCGCACGCGCTCTCGTCGACCGTATCGCGTCCGATGGTATGCCCGGACGTGCATGGTTTTCGGCGATATGGGGATCTCCATATCGTTTCTCCTTCTCTCAATCGACGGGCAAGTCCCGTCGCCCTCAGCCGCGTGATGCGGCCGGCGGCGCCATGGGCGTTGGGCGGTTACGTCGTCCAACGAGAGAAAAGGACCCTACGGCGGCTCTCCTGAGCCTCAAGCCTAAGCTGAGTCGTTCGTCGCTGTCTTGCCAAACAGGGGAGAGTCATGAGCCGCACCGATCTGCGTAGCCCTGGCCGGGACAACGACGCCAAGCCGATCCTGGGCGAAACGATCCTGATCGGCTTCGATGGCGGAACCCCGTGCATGCAGGTCGCCGCACTGTTGCCGCGATCGCGCCGGCGCCGCGGGACGGCGTTCAGCTTCTATCTCGTCTTGGCCGGCGGCATCGTTCTCGCCCTCGCAAGCCTGGCGGTGTTCGCATGAATGCCGCGATGCAGATCTTTCCCGTGCGCGGCGTCGACGATCGTCACGATGCATCCGCCGCCTATTGGGCGGACATGGCCAAGAAGGGCGGCGATCCGACGCGCATCGGGATGCATGCGAACCGTTGCGCGTTCCTGGCCGGCTTCTATTCCGCGCAGGAAGGGCGAGGCAGCCATGAGAATCCGTTCCTATTCGGCGGGCACGACGCACTGATCCAGCCATGGAACTACGGCTACAGCGCCGGGCCCGTGCGCGCCGCGCAATGCGGACATACCGCACAAATTTGAAGGGGGTTTATCGATGAACGAGATGGCGCGTGCGTATCAAGCACTCGAGACCGGTGGGAGGGCTCTTGTTTCTTTTCTGAAGCCCGACCGCGCGCCGGACTTCCAGATCGGGCCGAAGGATCGGCCGTATATGAACCGCTGGTATCTGTTCGGCGGATCGTCGTCCACCAATCAACGCATTCCGGGCGACCACGCGCTTACCGTCATGCTGCATCAGATCCTGCACAACGACGATGATCGCGCGCTTCACGATCACCCATGGAACAACCTGACCATCGTGCTGGCAGGTCAGATCCGCGATCACAATGCATCCGGCTTCACCGATCTGACGGCCGGAGACAAGCTCTATCGCGAGGCGGCGTGGCCACATCGCCTCGAAGTCGAATGCTTCGCAGGCCAGACCGAGGCCTGGACACTGTTCATCGCGGGGCCGGTCATCCGGGAATGGGGTTTCCATTGCCCTGCCGGCTGGAAGCATTGGTCCGAGTTCGTCAACAAGGACGACCGAGGCGCAATCGGCGCGGGGTGCGGCGCGTGACGCATCCCCAAACATCGCGCTTCGCCCGCATGGACGGATTCGAGAAGGTCGCGTTCGCCGAATGCTGGCTATCGCCGGACTGGACGGTCGAACGCATCATGGTCCGGTTCGGCATGAGCCAATCCATAGTCTACGCAGTTGCGGAGAAGCTTCATCTAAAGGGGCGGCGTCCGAAGCTGGATGTGCATTCGGGCCATTTTGCGCCCACCTGCCTCAAGGTGCGCCGATGCTTGATGTGTGGCGATGAATTCAGCTCGAGCCATATCGGCGAACGCGTCTGTACGGCTTGTAAGACGACATCCGCCTGGCGGAGCGGCGACGAATTCAGATTGACGATTGCGAGGCGCGCATGAGCACGCCGCAGGACCGGCCCGAATGGGGCGCCCGGCCGGAACTCGTCGAGCTGCCGGTCGAACGGATCTCGGTCGATCCGCGCTATCAGCGCGATACCGGATCCGCACGGTCCCGCCACCTGATCGACAAGATCGCCGCCCATTTCCGTTGGCCGCGCTTCGGCGCGATCCTGGTCGTGCGCGTTCTGAAGGCAGATGGCGGGGGCTGGCACGTCATAGATGGCCAGCACCGGTTGGAAGCGGTCCGCGTGCTCGGTATCCAGCGCGTGCCGGCGATCGAACTGCCGCATCAGACCATCGAGGAAGCCGCCGCCGACTTCGTCGCGATCAATCGCGATCGCGTGGTCGTGACGCCGCTGCATATCCATCATGCGATGTTGCGTGCGGGCGAGCCGACGGCCCTGGCGGTCGACCGTGCCTGCGGGGCGGCGGGTATCGAGATCTGTCGCTATCCTGTTCCCGCCAAGCTGCTGAAGCCGGGCCAGACCCTCGCCGTCGGCACGATCCGGCGCCTGATCGAGAAGGTCAACGAGGATTGGGCCACGCGCGTCCTGCGCGGGGTTGTGCGCGAGCATGGGACCCGGCCGGGCGCGATCAATGCGGCGGCGATCCGATCGAGCGCGGCAACGACGCCGGTCCCGGCCTCGACCTCGGCCGGCGCGGCGCCGCGCAGCGACAACCAATACGCAAAGCCGAAGGCACAGGGCGATGTGAAGTTCCGCAGTTGCCTATCCTGCCGGCAGCCGTTCAAGAGTTCCGGCATCGGCGAACGCGTCTGCCCCAATTGCAAATCCACGTCGGCCTGGCGCGGGGCGAGCATCGAATGAGCGAGCAAACCCTCGTATGCACCGGCAAGGCCCACCCGCTGGCCGATGCGTTCCCGATGATCACGGGCGCGGAGTTCGACAAGCTGGTCGCCTCGATCCGTGAGATCGGGCTTGCCGAACCGATCGCGTTGACCGCCGAAGGTGATATCGCGGATGGCCGGAACCGCTTTGCCGCGTGTTCCGAGGCCGGTGTCACGCCGGAATTTGTTTCCTGGAAGACACAGGCATTGGCCGGCGAGGATCTGGTCAAGTTCATCGTCCGCAAGAACCTTCGCCGGCGTCAGCTGACGCCATCTCAGCTGTCCATGGTGGCGGTGAAACTGGCGACCCTGTCGCACGGCGGTGACCGACGGTCCGACGACGCTGCAAATTTGCAGGTTGAACCCGATATTCCGATATCAGCCGGGCAAGGCGCAAATTTGCGCCTTGAAAATGACGGGGCGGCTGTCAGCCGGGCTAATGCTGCCCAGATGTTGGGTGTCAGCGAACGCTCCGTGGACTCTGCAGCGACGGTGGAAGAGCACGGTGCCCCAGAAATCGCCCAGGCCGTGCGCGATGGCGCGATCAAGGTCTCGGCGGCGGCGGATATCGCGCGGCTGCCGAAGGACGAGCAGGCCGAGATCGCGAAGAACCTGGACCCGAAGGTCATCAAACGAGTCGCGAAGGATATTCGCGCCAGACAGACCGAAAAGAACCGGCAAAAGCGCCTGCAGCGTGCCGAGGAAGCCGCGCGTGGGAGGAAGCCGCTTTCCGATATCGTCGCGCTCGGGCGGCGCTACGTCGTCGCGATGATCGATCCGGCATGGCAGCGCGAGACCTACGGCGAAGGCGGCAAGGACAAAGCGCCGGAGAATCATTATCCGACCGAAACCGAGGATCAGATCGCGGCGCATCCGGTCGGCGAATTGATGGCGGACGATGCCGTGATTTTCGTCTGGACCACCGTGCCCGACCACGAGGCCGGCAAGACCCATCGCGTGATCCGCGCATGGGGCTTCGAGCCGAAATCCCATTACATCTGGGCGAAGACGAACGCGGACGGCACGCCCTTCATCGGCACCGGATATTGGAACCGGAATTGCCATGAGATCCTGGTGGCGGCGACGCGCGGCGATATCCCGGCGCCGCTGATGGGGACGCAGCCGAACAGCATCATCTATGCGCCTGTCGGCGAACATTCGGAAAAGCCGGATGCATTCCGCGAAATGATCGACAGCTTCTATCCTGGCATCAAGAAGATCGAGCTCAACCGGCGCGGTTCTGCCTATCGCGATTGGGATGCCTGGGGCGATGAATTCACGCCGGGTGAAATGGCCGATGCCGGCGCCGCCGACATGAGGCAGCCCGACGTCGAGGGCGACGGTGCGCCTGATACCGACGATGATGCTTGCGCCAATTGTGTGCGCTGGATGTTCAGCCATCGCGCTGGCGTCGACCTCATCGGCCAATGCAACTGGCGGCATTGCTTTACGGACGCTCGCTATGTGTGTGGTGACTTGGTGATGGCGCATCGCGATGCGCGCCGGGAGATGCGCGGACGTCTCGAAACCGAGCCCGACAGCGGAATGGCGCCGCGCGGTGAGCTTTTACGCGCATCCGATATCGACATGGAACGCGATGGCGGTTCCCATGACGCCGCCGAAAGCGATCCGATGTTCGAAGACGGCGCGGACGACCCGGCTCCGACCGCATTGAACACGTCGCGCGATCTCTGCCGATGCGGGCGCGGATGCGGCTTGAAGCCGGACGAGGATTGTCCGCTCGACATCCCGGATTTTCTACGCAAGCGCAAACGCGAGGATTTGGAACATGCCTGATGGGGGTTATCGCATGGCGGATGTGGGTGGAATTGCAGGCGATCGGCTGAAATCGTTCGTCGAGCGGATCGAACGGCTTGAGGAAGAAAAGGCCGCGCTGGCGAGCGATATCCGCGATGTCTACGCCGAAGCGAAGTCGTCCGGCTTCGACGTGAAGATCCTCCGCCAGGTCATCAGGCTGCGCAAGATGGACGAGCCGGACCGCAACGAACAGTTCGAGCTCATCGATCTCTACATGCGCGCCATCGGGATGTGAATCGGTGCAGCCCGCGCCGGGATGGCCCGGCGCGGCGGCGCGGGCGTCTATGTAGGAGGATACCGTGGGGGAAAACAGCAAGATCAGCTGGACCGAACAAACGATCGATGTGCCGATGGTAGGGGGCGTGAAGACGATCGAGGCCCATATCAAGGCGTGGGTCGCAGTTCATCGCGCGATATTGCGCAGTGACCTTTGGGTTCTGACGCATCTGCCGTCGGGCGGGTTGATGGTCTCCGCGACCGGTGATTTCGCCTCGTTAGGCGACGCCAAACGCGCGGCGGAAATTGTTCTAGAGATCGCGCCCGAATGCGAACGCTATGGCGCGCGGACTCCTCAATCCGAGATGTTCGCCTCCGTTATCAAAATCCGAGCGGCAATTACGCAGGAATTTGGCGGCCTATCGCGTGTTGTGCTGGGTGGACCGCTCATTGCGTCGATGGTGCATTGATGAAAGCAATATCGATCCGTCAACCATGGGCCTATGCCATCGTGATGGGTTACAAGCCCGTCGAGAACCGCAAAGCGCGATGGTCGCTGCGCGGACCCACCTGGATCCATGCCGGTAAGGCCGAGGACGTCAAAAGCTTCGGCTATGTCTTCGATCTGATCGCGGACCAGACGGGCGCGGCGCTTGCCGACGTGCGCGCCGATTACCATAGCCGCCGCGAAGGCGCTTCGGCCGTTGGCGGCATCGTTGGGATGGCATCGATTATCGATTGCGTCCAAGGCCACCCCAGCAAGTGGTGGGCCGGGCCATACGGCCTGCTGATGCGCGATCCCGTGCCGCTGCGCGCGGCCGTGCCGTGTCGCGGCGAGCTCGCCGCGTTCGACATACCTGACGCCATCGACGAGCGGTGCCGGCGCAACCTGGCCGTCATGCCTTCCTCATCGCAGGGGATGCTTGGACTGTGAGCATCAAGGCGATGACATGGGCGTGGGACCAGGATGTCGGAACCGAAACCGAGCTGCTGGTCCTCCTGGCACTCGCCGATCGGGCCAACGATGACGGTGAAAGCTGTTTTCCCGGCAATCCGGAAGTGGCGCGCAAGGCGCGGGTCAGTGTGCGTTCCGTTCCGCGCATCGCCGACCGGCTCGAAGCGCGCGGTCTGATCAAGATCCTGCCGCGCGAAGGCCGCTCGAACGAGTACAAGTTGAACGTCCGTAACGAGGCTTGGCCGGGCCATCAAATGGTGAAGACCCCTGCCACCGTGTCAGGGGTAGGGGATGACTCCCAGGAGTCAGGGGTATCGGCGGGCGGACCCCTGCCACAGAGTCAGGGGTGCCCTGACTCCCAGGAGTCAGGGGGGGATGACTCCCAGGAGTCATACGAACGTCACTTAACATCAAAACATCAGGGCCCGGGCAACGGCGATGCCGTGCCCTCGTCGCCGGTCGGCTCGGCTGGCGAGGGCCAGCCGACCGGCTCCGAACCGGAAGCGATCAAACCACCTGCGGCGAATGCGGGATGGAAGGCGGTGGCCGACAAGATCCGGTTCTCGTTCACGACACGTGATTTCGAAAAGATCATCGAGCCACTGACCGCGATCTGCGATGCGGACGGTGTCCTGACACTGGGTGCGTTGTCGGACCAGCATGTCGATCAGTTCTCAGCGGCCAAGGCGCTGGATGGAAGGTCTGCCAGGCAGGTGCTTGCCGATCTGCTTGGCCGGCAGATCGAGGTTCGTGTCTGGACCGAGGTTACGCCGGAGGCTCGGCAACGAGCGTCCGCGCAACGCCGATCCAAGCGACTGATGGGCAGACGGGAGCAGGCGGCATGAAGTTATGGTACGTCGTCGAATGCATCGCGAGACAGGAACGCAAGGCCGTGGCTGCGCTATTGGCCGAGGGCTACCAACATACGCTGCTGCCGATGTGCAAATCGTGGGAATACAAGCGGTCGTGGGAGGAGCAGCCATGGTTCCCTCGCTATCTCTTCGTCAACTGCGAGCAGTATGGCCGCAAGCCCGGCCGTGACACGCGCAATGGTATCGTTGGTCTGCTTCGTTTTGGTGATTCGCTCGGAATTGTCTCCGACGAGGTGATCGCTGCCATACGCGCTCGCCTGAAGGAAGAAGGCGGATGCATCGTGCTCAATCGCCGCGCCTATTATCGAAATGGGCAGAAACTCGCCATTTCGGACGGGCCGTTCGCCGGTCATGAAGGTTTGTTCGTGCGCTCAGCGCAGCATCGAAGCGCGGCCCTACTTGACCTGATCGGAAAATCCATGCGAGTTCGTATACCAGTCGAAGCCGTCCGAGCCGTGTCGTAAATCTGCTCTGGATGGGCAGCGCATGTCTAAGCGACTTCAATCCCGACATCAAAAGCTCAAACCCTCAACGAGGGTGAAGGTCGCGCAACCGGCCAAGAGGGCCGATCCCTTTTACCTGTCGCCTGAATGGCGTGCATTGATGGATCGATTGATCGCTGAGCGTGGTCGGCGATGCCAAGACCCCGAGTGCAACACACCCAACCGTGTGCCATCCCGCATCTTCGGCGATCACATCATCGAACGTCGTGATGGCGGCGCTGATCTAGACCCAAGCAACGTGCTGTTGCGCTGCGGTTCCTGTCACACCCGCAAGACGGCCCAGGCCCGCGCCCAGCGTGTGGCATTTAGGCCGCAGGGGTAGGGGGGGTCAAATCTCTGCCGATGGGTCGGTCCTCAACCGCTTTGGGGTCACGCGCAGAAAAAATTTCCTCCGCTGAACGTTTGAATATTCAAACGGAAATCAGATGAATTCAAATCAATCAAATCCTGATGCGGCCCCGGTGAAAAAGGGGCGTGGCGGTGCCCGTCCGGGTGCCGGTCGTAAGCCGAAGAAGGCGAAGACCGGATCGCAGCTATCGGATCTGGACCTGGCGGCGGTCGCCGCCGCTCCGGTTCCGGATGCGATCGAAACTGTGACGCAGCCCAAGGCGCGCGCGATGGTCGATCAGCTCGTGAAGATCATGCGCCACGGCAAGAGCGATACGTCGCGCGTCAACGCCTGCAACAAGATCCTCGATCGCGGTTACGGCAAGCCGACGACCGAAGCCGCCGGGTTCCAGCAGCTGCCGCTCTTCGGCGCCGGCATCTCGGCGCCGCTAGCCAGCGAGCTGCGCGACCTCTGCCGCGAGCAGGCAACCGAAGCCGTCGAGACGCTGAAGTTCATCGCCGAGAATTCCGAGAGTGAGTCCGCCCGCGTAAATGCGGCGGCCTCGATCATCGACCGGTCCGCCGGCTCCGTCGCGATCGCGAAGCTGCCGCAGGGGATCTCGTCCCGGCCGGTGGGTAAGCGCGAGGAGGCCCAGGTCGCTGCCGCGGGTGCCGCCACCGGCAAATTCGCGACGCCGCGGCCGCCGCGCAGCCATAGCGTGGGTCTACATTGACACGGCCGGTCTGGTCGACGGCGTGCCCTGATTGGGAACAGCGCATCGTCGAAGGGCGGTCGCTGATCCCCTTCGCGCCGCTGTTTCCGGAGGAGGCCAAGGCCGCGCTGGAAGTTTTCAACGACCTAAAGGTTGTCGATCTGCCGGGCCGGCCCAAGGTTGGCGAGGTCTCGCGCCGTTGGACCACGGATTTCGTGGAGGCGATCTTCGGAGCATACGACCCAGACTCCGGCGAACGCCTGATCAAGTTCTTCTTCCAGCAGGTCGCCAAGAAGAACTCGAAGAGCACGACCGCCGGTGGCATGATGACCACGGCCCTGATCAGGAACTGGCGCGAAACGGCCGAACTGTTCGTTCTGGCGCCCACCAAGGAAGTCGCGGACAACTCCTACGGCCCAGCTGCCAATATGGTCCGCGCCGATGAGGAGCTGGGCAAGCTCCTGCACGTACAGGATCACAAGCGCACCATCACGCACCGCAACACCGACGCGACGCTGCGGATCATCGCGGCCGACAGCGAAACGGTTTCCGGCAAGAAAACCTGCGCGCTGCTGGTCGATGAGTTGTGGCTTTTCGGCAAGATGAGCCGGGCCGAGGGTATGCTTCGCGAGATCATCGGCGGTCTCGCGGCTCGTCCGGAAGGCTTCGTTGCCTTCCTGACCACCCAATCGGACGCTCCGCCCGCCGGTGTCTATGCGCAGCAGCTCGAAAAGTTTCGCGCCATCCGCGACGGCAAGTTCGACGACCCGACCTCGCTCGCCCAGATCTATGAATATCCGCAAAGCCTCCTGAAGCAGGAGGCCTGGCGCGACCGCAAATACTGGCATATCCCCAACCCCAATCTGGGGGCATCGGTCGACGAGACGTTCCTGGCGATCCAGTTCGCCGAGGCCGAACGCAACGGCAAGGCATCGCTGATCAATTATCTGGCGAAGCACCAGAACGTTCAGATCGGCCAGGCGCTGCGCGCGAACGGTTGGGCGGGTGCCGAAGTCTGGGAACGCGGCATCGATAAATCGCTGACGCTTGAAACGCTGCTTGAGCGCTCCGAAGTCGTGACGATGGGTGTCGACGGCGGCGGTCTGGACGATCTTCTCGGCATCGGCCTGATCGGCCGTGAGCGCGGTACCAAGCGCTGGCTCGGCTGGATGCATGCATTCATTTCGGACATCGGGATGGAGCGCCGCAAGGCGAACGCGGAACACTACGACGCGTTCGAGAAAGCGGGCGATCTCACGAAGTTCAAATACATCGCGGCAGAGCCGGGCGACACGCCCGCTCAACAGTATGCGGAAAATATCCGTTACATCGTGGATCTCGCCGTGCGCTGCCGCGACCTCGGTTTACTCGCTATGGCGGGCGTCGATGCCGCCGGCATCGGTGCCATCGTCGATGCGCTCGCCGAAGTCGGCATCACCCAGGACGCCGGCAACCTCGATGCGGTTCGTCAAGGCATCGCGCTCATGGGTGCCATCAAGACACTCGAAATCAAGCTCGCCGACGGCACCTTCAAACATGGTGGTCAACCGATGGCGAGTTGGTGCGCCGGCAATGCGGTTGTGGTGCAGACGCCGACCGCCATGCGCATCGCGCGCGATGAATCCGGGTTCGGGAAAGTCGATCCTCTGATGGCGCTATTCAACGCCGCACACCTGATGAGCCTCAATCCTGAGGCCTCGGGCAAGTCTTTCTGGGAAGCAGCTTAGGATCTGATAGACATGGGCTTCTTCCAACGTTGGTTTGACCGCTCGGTCAAGAACTCGACGCTCGATCTGTTTCGCCAGATCTATGGCGGCCGTGAATCGCATTCGGGAATCACCGTTAATCTGAACACGGCCTTGGAAGACGATACCGTCTTCGCGTGTTGCCGGGTCCTGATGGATGGTGTTGCCCAGGTTCCGCAGCATCTGATCCGGGAGGTCGACAATCGTCGCGCCGTGGCGGTGGACGATCCTCTCGATGATCTTCTCAATCGCCGACCAAACGCATGGCAGACCAGCTTTGAATTCCGTGAAACGCAGATGCTCCATCTGCTGCTCGACGGTAACTTCTATGCCTTTGTCAACCGGGTCGGCCGTACCCGCGAGATCCGCGAGATTGTGCCGCTTGAGCCTCATCGCGTCCGTGTGACGCGCAAATCGGACTTCACGCTCGAATATGAGGTTCGCGCGGACGACGGGTCCTCACGGACGTTTGCGCCAGATGCGATCTGGCACGTGCGGGGGCCGTCCTGGAATTCCTGGATGGGGCTGCATGCGATCAAGATGGCGCGCAATGCCATCGGCCTATCGGCCGCGCTCGAGCAGGGACAATCAGAGTTCCAGAAGAACGGCGCGCAAGGTAGCGCGGTTTTGTCTGTCGAGGACAGGCTCGACAAGGCTCAGTTCGAGAAACTTTCCGCCTGGATCGACCGTCATCAGCTCGGCGGCGATCGTTACGGTAAGCCGTTTATCGTTGATCGAAATGGCAAGTTGATGAACGCGGCAATGACCGGTGTCGACCAGCAATTGCTGGAAACCCGCCGGAACCAGGTCGAAGCTATTTGCCGGCGCTTCCGTGTCATGCCTCTGATGATCGGACATCCTGCCGATATGGCGGCCCGTGCGGCGACGGACTCCATTTTTCAGATGCACGTCGTGCATTCGCTGATGCCCTGGTATCAGCGCATCGAGCAGAGTGCCGATGTGCAACTGCTGTCCGATGAACAACGTCGCTCCGGAAACTATGTAAAGCTCAACGCCAATGCGTTGATGCGCGGCAACGCCAAGGATCGCGCCGAATATTACGCGAAGGCCTTGGGATCCGGCGGCACCAAGGGCTGGATGACACAGAACGAGGTTCGCGCGCTCGAAGACATCGACCGCAGCGACGATCCCAAGGCGGACGAACTCCCACAGCCAACTGCAAAAGAATCCGCAAACGGCTTGCGGCCCAAGGCGGACACGGAGCCGGATCCCGACGACGAGGAATCACCATGAAACAAGAAATCTTCCGCACGGATGGTGTCGAATTCAAGTTCGCCGAGCAGGACGACGCGATGACGTTCTCCGGCTACGGCGCTCGTTTCGGCAATGTGGATTCCTACGGTGATGTGATTGCGCCTGGCGCCTTCGCGAAAACGCTCAAGGAAGCCAAATCGTCAGGCAACTGGCCGGCGATGTTGCTGCAACACGGGTCGTTCCTGGGTGGCGACGATAACATGCCGGTCGGGGTCTGGACCGAAATGCGTGAGGACGAAAAGGGCCTCCACGTCGAGGGGCGACTGGCATCGACTCAGCGCGGAAGGGACGCATACACGCTGCTCAAGATGCAGCCGCGTCCCGCCATTAGCGGCATGTCGATCGGATATCGCGCGGTCGAATGGACGATGCGCAGCAAGCCGGAAGAACCGCGTCGCACGCTCAAGACGGTCGATTTGTTCGAGGTCTCGCTTGTCACCTTTCCCGCCAATTCGCGCGCGCGAGTGGAACAGGTGAAGGCCTGCGAAGACATCAAGACCATTCGCGAATTCGAGGACTTCCTACGGGATGTGGGCGGTTTCTCGCACGCCGCCGCCAAGGCGATCGCCGCCGGCGGCTTCAAGTCGGCGGACCCTCGGGATGAGGACGCGACGTTTGCTGCGCTTGCCGATCAGGTGAAGCGCAATATCCAAACCCTCACCCTGAAGGATTGAACATGGAGATCACCGAGATCAAGAACCTGCTGGACAAGCAGGGCCAGGCTTTCGAGGCGTTCAAGGAAACGCACGCTGAGCTGAAGAAGAACGATGCGCTGACGGCCGAAAAGCTCGAACGCATCGAAAAATCGCTGGACGGCGCTGTCGAGGCGAAGGCGAAGCTCGAAGCCGCGATCGATGCTGAGCGCAAGGAGCGCGAGGATTTTGAACTGCGCATCAATCGCATGGGCGTCAAGGCGACCGGCGAGGAAGAAGCCAAACGAGAGCTGTTCCTCAAGGAGATGAACCATTCGCTGGCGGCGCTCAATGGCGATCGCAAGCGTGCGTTCACGCCGCTCGATCAGAAGGGCTACGATGAATATCGCGCCGCCCAGGTGAAAATGTTCCGCGAGGGCAAGGAAAGCCTCACGGCGGACGAGGTTAAGACGCTCTCCGTCGGGTCGGACTCTGATGGCGGCTATTTCGTGACGCCCGACACGTCGGGACGGATCGTCACCAAGGTGTACGAAACCTCGAATATCCGCCAGATCGCCAATGTTCAGACGATTTCGAGCGACAGCCACGAAGGTATCGAGGATCTGGACGAAGCCGGCGCCGGCTATGCCGACGAGCGGACGACTCCCGGCAACACCGACACGCCCGAGATTGGCAAATGGAAAATCCCCGTCTATTGGATCGATACCGAACCGAAGGTGACGCAGCAGCTGCTTGATGATGCCGTCGTCGACGTCGAGGCCTGGCTCAGCGGCAAGGTCGGCGCAAAATTCGGCCGTTTCGAGAACAATCAGTTCGTCGTTGGAGGTGAAAAGATCCGGGGTTTCACGGGCTACACAACGGCCGCGGACGACGGCACTGGTGTGGACTGGGGCGAGATCGGCTATGTGGCGACGGGGCAGAGCGGCGATTTCCCGTCATCGAACCCGGCCGACAAGATCCTGGATCTGATCGGTTTGCTGAAGGATGCGTATCTGCCGAATGCGCGCTTCGTCACCCGTCGTTCGGTCGTGACGAAGATCCGCAAGTTCAAGGATGGTACGACCAACGCCTATCTCTGGCAGCCGTCGTTCGTGCTCGGAAATCCCGAAACGATCGCCGGTTATCCCCTCACCCGCGCGGAGGACATGCCGGCACTGGCGTCGAATTCGATGTCGCTCGGCTTTGGCGACTTCCGCGAGGGCTATCAGGTCGTCGACCGCATCGGCATCCGCGTGCTGCGCGACCCGTTCACCGCCAAACCGTATATCAAATTCTATACCACCAAGCGTGTCGGTGGTGGCGTGATCAACTTCGAGGCGATCAAGCTGCTAAAGTTCGGCACGTCCTAATCCGATAGATCCGCGGATATCCCGCTTGATCATGAAGGCGGCATTGTTCTGCCGCCTTCAATTCTCCTGCTTCCAGAACAAGGATTTTCAGATATGCATGGCCTTCTGAAGAATGCCGAAATCCGTGTCGTGGGGAATCCGGTGTCCGCCGGTTCCAGCATCGACAGCAATTCGTCCCGCATCGATATGGCTGGTTATGAATCGGTCATGTTCGTCGCGCCGATCACCGACTCGGTCGCCACCGGCGTCGCTACCTTGACGGTCGAGCAAAACGACGCCGACAGCGACGCCGGTATGACCGCCGTGACCGACTCCGCGGCCACCAAGACCAGTGCGGTTGACGACGATATCAACAACACGGCCTTGGTCTCCGAACTTTTCAAACCGAACAAGCGTTATGTCCAGGCGGTGCGCACCTCCGCGACGGCGAATATCGCCTACGGCAGCGTGATTGCCGTCCTGGTTCCGCTTCGCAAGCCCGCGGTTCAGGGCGATACCGTTGCGGATTCGTCTCAGGTCTCCAACTAGGCCGGCCGGCGGGGGCGCGTGCGCTCCCGCCCTTCCTTCAAGGTGCTGAATGCGCTCGATCCTCACTGTCACGGCCGCGACCGAAGACCGCCAGTTGTTGAGCATCGAGGAGATGCGCGCGGCGGCCGGTCTTGAGGACGATGATTCCAGTCAGGATGATGTCTTGGAAGCGATGGGGCTGCGCGTGGCCGATTCCATCATGGCGGAATGCAATATCGTCGTCGGCGGCGGCTCGATCTATCCGACGCTTTGGCGCGAAACACTGTCCGAATCATTCTGGCGTCTCCGCGACCACAACCTGATGCTGTCTCGGCGTCACGCTATCGAGATTTCATCGATTGTCGCCGATGACGAAACGTTGGGCGAAGGCGATTTCGAGGTCGATCCGGAAAGCGGGATCGTCATGCGGCTATGCGGCGACGAGCCGATCCGCTGGTGTGCGACCAGGGTAGTCGTAACTTACGATGCCGGGTTCGAGGAATTGCCCGACGATCTCCGGTCCGCAGCGCTCGAATTTTTCCGCTTGATGTGGCGCGAGGACGATCGCGATCCGGCACTGAAGACTGAGGAAATCGATATCCCGGGCGTGCGCAATGTGCGCCGCGATTATTGGGTGGGTTCCGTTCCAGGTCAATCGAGCGAGGGCGCGGTCCCGGCGATCGTCGCCGGCCAACTCAAGCGCTATCGCAATCTCGTCATCGGCTGATCACGATGGATCTTCCCACGGAACTCATCGCCGATCTGGACGACGCCCTTACCGCCACCGGTCAAGATATCATCCTGCGCCGTGTCACCGGCACGGAGAGCCAGACCAATACGGATGTCACGTGTCGTGCCATGGTGCGGGAATTCGCCGCGCGTGAGCTCGTGAACGGTCTGCAATACGGCGACCGCCAGGTCATCATCTCGCCGACGCAGATCAACGCCGCATCCTGGCCACTACCGGTCCTGCGCAATGATTTCGCCGTCATAGACGAACAGGTCTGGAATATCGAGGCCGCCAACCATCAGAAGATCGCCGGCACTCTTGTGCGCATCGAGCTGGTGGTCCGGGGTTGATACCATCTGCGAAAGTCCAACGATGAAATCTGCTCCCGCCTTCGAACGCGATCTCAAGGTCGCGACAGCCGGACTGGATGAGCGCACGCTCAATGCGCTGCTCGCGCGCACGGCGCGTTCGGCCCTCGTCGATGCTGTTGTCAAAGGCGAGGGGTCGCCGAGCTACATTCGTTCGGTCAACAATATCGTCGGTGCACCGGAAGACAGCGTTCGCGCTCCCGGCCCGATCGTCTATCGCTTTTCCTGGCTCGAAAGTGCCGCGCGCATGGCGCTCGATTATTGCATTGGGCGTTCACCGGCGGCGTCGGGCCGGTATCGCAGGTCCTGGTTCGTTCTGGCTGACAACGCCAAATGGGATGAACGGTCCCCTCTGCGCCTCGATGCTCAGGTGATCGTGACCAACGACCAGCCCTATCATCGAAAGATCGAGGTCGGCGCGATGCAGATGGCCGGGCGGCCGCACATCGTCGAAGGGGCCGAGAAGTTCATTCGGGCGGAGTTCAAGGGCAGCATTGCGGCCGTGACGCGTTATATCGAGCTTGCCGGTGGGTACCGTCTGAGGCGTTCCCACGGCCGGCGCGGTCGCATGGCGGGCGATCCGCTCACCTATCCCGCGCTCGTTCTGACGCTCGTCTGATCATGGCATCCGATACCGCATATTCATCGGTCCGCACGTTCCTTGAGGAAAACTGGACGACCATAAAGCTGCTCTTCGATAACGAGAACGTCGCCTCTGATGGCGAGACGCGCGTCGAGCAGGGCACCGATCCCTGGATTATGGTCGAAATGACCGGCGACTTTCGCGACCAGGCCTCCATCGGCGCCGGCGATCCGGCTGACGATCTGTGGCGTGAAGGTGGTCAGATCCTATTTACCGTGATGGTCAAGTCGGGCACGGGCTCGCGGCTCGCGCGGCAATATGCCCGTCAATTGTCCGACCTCTTCCGTGGCCTCGAACTATCGAACGGCACGCTCCGGTTTCTGGGCGGCTCCATCGGGCTCGGTGAGATCAGCACGCGCAACGGCAAATGGTACGGCCTGCCGCTCAATATCGACTACGAACTCGATAGCTGATGCAGGACGTCCCTGCGAACGACGTTCGCAACTCGTCCTGGCCTACGTTCTGGGCGCATTCGGCCCAAGCACTGACTTCTTCGGATAGGAGATCTTTCCCATGACCGATTCCAATCGTATCCAGCTCGCGGCCGTGCGCGAGACCACTATCGGAACCACGCCCGATACGCCTCGCATGCGCAAGATGCGGTTCACCGGCGAAAGCCTCGCGTTCCGCCCGGACTTCATTCAATCGAACGAGATCCGTGACGACCGCATGAGTGCCGATCCCATCAAGGTCGGAGAATCGAACGCCGGCGGCATCAATTTCGAATGGCACTATCCCAAGGATGAATCGATCCTGTCGGAGGCGATCTGTTCCGCCTTCATGGCCGACTGGACCAAAAGCCCGCAGCGCGACAACGACGGTACGGCCGACGCCGTGATCACCGGCGTCGCAGCGACGTCTGATACCTACACGGTCACAACGGGGGCGGCCTTCGTGGAGGGGCATCTCGTTCGCGCGACCGGCTTCACCAATTCAGGCAATAACCAGATTTTCCGTGCCCAGTCGGGCTCGGGCGCGACGTCGGTGATCGCGCCGTCTTCGCCGGGTCTCACGGATGAAGACGCTCCCCCAGCCGCCGCGCGCCTCAAGGCCGTCGGCTTTCAGGGTGCGTCGGGCGACATCACCGCCACCGCGAGCGGTCTGGTATCGACCAGTCTGGATTTCACCACGCTCGGTCTCGCCGCCGGCATGTGGTTGAAAATCGGTGGTTCGGCGGCGGCGGACAAGTTCGCGACCGCAGCCAATAACGATTGGGTGCGTGTCACGGCCGTCGATGACACCGCGCTTACATGCGACAATCTGCCCTCAGGCTGGACGGCCGATGACGGCACGGGCAAGACATTGAAGGTCTGGTTCGGCGATTACATCAAGAACGGCACGACCAAGGTCGGCCTTTCGATCGAACGCGGCTTCATGGGCCAGGGAACGCCGACCTATGTCCTTCAGAAGGGCATGGTGGTGAATTCCATGACCGTGACCATCCCGAAGAAGCAGGTGACAACCGGGTCGTTCGACTTCATGGGCATGGCGGGTTCGCAGGGAACCACGTCGGTCGATTCCTCGCCCGATGCGGCGCCGGCGCTCGCCGATTATCCGGTTGTCGCCGGCAGCGCCAACGTGGGCCGTGTTGCCGAGAACGGAGCGACCTTGGCCTCCCCCAACTGGGCCGACAGTGTGACCTACACATTGAACAATAACCTGCGGGCGATCGAGGCGGTCGATAGCATTGCACCGGTTGCGCATGGCGTCGGTGAATGTTCAGTGACTGTCGAGTTGAACACCTATTTCGGCAGTAACACGCTCTATGCCAAGCTGCTCAGCGGTACCGCAACGAACGTCAATAGCCGGGTGGTCAAGAACTCGCAGGCCATGATCTGGGCGTGTCCACGTCTGACCGCGACCGAGGGCAATCCCAACGCCCAGGGCAAGAACCAGGATGTCATGTTGCCGTTGCGTCTGTCGGCGTCTTACGACAGCACGACCGCTGCCCACATCATCCTCAATCGGCTCGAATATTACGAATAGGCGCGCAGCGCGCAGGCCAGGCAGGGATGGTGTGGTCGGCTGCCTGGCCGTCTTGGTGAAACGCCATCATTCCCAATCTTCCCCATTGGCCTCGCGCCAACCCGCCCCGATAGGCGGGGCTGTCTCCCATTCGGGGGACGGTTGCAACCGGGCCGCGGCGTGTATCGGCGCGCCGCGGCTTTTCCTTCCGATAAAGGATCCGACATGGGTATTAAGCTTACCTCCATCAAAAGAAACTTGGCCGCCGAGCGCGAAGGTGAATGGCAGGAGATCTTCGAACTGCCGGGCGTTTCCCTGAAGGTCCGTTCGATCCACTACGGCCCGTTCCAGACCGCCTTGGGCATGGTCCAGAAAAAGCTGCAGCGTCAGTATGGCGACAAGGTGCCGCCCGACATCCTGTTCGCCGAGAACGGCAAGCTCTATCACGAACATCTTCTGCTCGACTGGCGCGGCTTCGATGAGCCGTATACGCCGGAGCGCGCCCTTGAAGTCCTGACCGATGACGGTTTCCGCGAGCTGCACGAGCATATCCGCCGGGCGTCTTCTTTGGTCGGCGCCGCCGAGGTCGATTTCCTCGAGGACGCAACAAAAAACTCCGAAGCGCCCTCCGCTACGAGCTGACGCGGAGCGGCCTCGATGACTGGCTGGCTGAGCTGGCCGACGAAGAGGCCGACGCGGTCCAATTCAAGGACCGCGCACGGCCTGCCGACAGCGAATGGCCGGATTGGTCGGTACCGATCCGGCGCGCCTGGTCCGACCTGCAGGGTGAGCGTGGATCATCCTTGATCGGTGTCGGTGTACCGGGTGGCGGTTTCTCATTGCAGCCTCTGCCCGGACCATTGCTCTGGTCGGCATTCGATAGCTGGGCGCGACGTTACGGCGTCTTGGGTAGCGATTTTGATTTCTTCTGGGCCTGTCTGCGCGCGCTGGACACCGAATTCCTCGAACATGCGCGCAAATACCTGACCGAACCTTCCTGAACAGCGCGGCTTGTGCCGCGAGGGTAACCGATGGCCACTCGCCTTGAATCCTTGCGTGTGAGTTCGGACTTCGATGCGTCGAAGTACACGCAGGGTGCCGCCCAGAAGGTGGCCGCCGACCAGAAGATGGTCGACGCCGCCAAGAAGGTCGATGACGCGGTCACACAGACCGAACGCAAGGTCGTTCAAACCACGACGGCTTTCGATCGCCAGGTTCGTGCGGTCGATGCCAGTGCTGCGGCCACGGCGAAGATGGCACAGGCCGAACGCACCTTCGGGCGCGCGCTCGAACAGGGTGCGATCACGCAAGCGCGCCATGCCGAGCTCATCGATCTGGCGCGTCGACGCTACGTCGATTTTTCGCCGTCCGCGGACCGTGCTGCAATCTCCACAAGGAACGTGCGCACGCAGATCCAGCAGGCAGGTTTCCAGTTCGGCGACTTTGCCGTCCAGATCGCTTCCGGCCAGAACGCCATCGTCGCCGCGACGCAGCAGGGCTCGCAGCTCCTCCAGGTCTTTGGCGGGCCTTGGGGCGCCGTCATGGGCGCGGCGGCATCCATCGTCGGCGCTGTTGCCGTGGGGCTGCTGGGCCTGAAGGGAAGCACCAAGGAGGCCGAGGATGCGACCAAGGCGCACAGCAAGGCCATCGAAGAAAGTAACGCACTCCTTCTGACCAATGAGGAGCGCACCAAGGCGAACGCCGCCGCGCAGCTCGAAAGTGCCGAGACGAGCCTGCGCGCGGCGCTCAACAGCGAGCGCGCGACCCAATCCGCCTTGCGGCAACGCATTGCCGATACCGAAGGCCGCCTCAGACTGGAAAGCGTCGTTCCGGAATTTCAGCGTGGTGCCGGTACGCAGGCGCTTGTTGAAAAATATACGCGTCAGCTCGATGTGCTTCGTGACAGCGCCGCGCGGACCGAGTTGGAAATCGGCAATCTGCAGTTCCAGCTTGATCGCCTCGCGGATCCCGATCAGCTGGGCGCCAACCGCGATGCGCAGGCGGACTATTTCAAATTGATCAATGCCGCTCTGGACGATACGGCCAAGAAGGCCGCGACGTCGGCCGCGAAGATCGACACGGAATTCGAGTCCGCCATGGATTCGCTGCAACGTGGCTGGGATGCCAAGCGCGAGCAACAGGAACAGCGCACAAATCGTTCGGTCGAGAAATATATCGCGGGTCTGGAAGCCGCATCGTCTCTCGACGGCCTGTCGACCGAGCAGAAGGAAATCCAGCGTGCATTGATCGAAGCGCAGAACAAGCTCTATGACGATCAAGGCAACAAGCTTCGCGATCTCACCGATACCGAAAAGAACCGCATCGAAACCTCGGTGCGCAAGGCCCAGACCGACAAGCAGGCTGCAGCCGATGCCGTGAAGGCGCAACGCGATCTCGAAAATGCCATCGAACGCGGGACCGATCGCGCGGTCGGTGTGGCGGCCGACGTCATCTATGACGGCTTCACCGGCAAGATCTCAAGCATCGGCGAATTTCTCAAGACGACCTTGCTGCGCGCGGCCGCTGAGGCGGCCGCGCAGATGGTGCTGCGGCCCCTTATCCAGCCGGTAGTTTCGGCCGCTGTCTCAATGGGCCAGTCGCTATTCGGTGGGGGCGCGGGCAGCTCTCTTCTCGGCGCCAACGGCTCTGGGTTCGGTGGCGGCGCCATGAACCTGCTGAGCCTTGGCAAGATGATTCCGGGTGTCACGGGTGCCATCGACGCGTTTGGAGCATCAACCGGTCTCTTCGCTGCCGGGGCAGGATCCGCCGCCCAGGCCTCGATCCTGGCCGATGCCGCCGCCGCCGGTGTCGCTCCGGCCGAAGCATTAGCGGGTGCGTCGACGCTATCAACGACACTTTCGGCGGCCCTGGGTGCGGGAGGCATTGGACTGACTGCGGGCATGCTGTTGGGCCAGCTCACTGGTTCCCGCGCGATTGGTGGCATTGGTGGTGCCGGTACCGGTGCGCTCGCGGGCTTCGCCATTGGCGGCCCCGTCGGTGCGGTGATCGGCGGCATCGCCGGCGGCTTGGGCGGCTTGATCGGTGGTGGCGGGAAGGAGCCGCATCCGGCCTCGTCCACGCAGATCGGTGTCGATTCCGCTGGCAACCTCATCCTCGGGGCGAGTGCGGCCAAACACGCCGATATCTCGCAAAGCCGCGATCCCGCAGCGCAGATCATCAAGAGTCTGAACACCCTGTTCGACCAGTACGGTTTTCTGGCGCGTGGCGGTTCGCAGGTTGCGTTCGACGTCAACGCCTCGAAGGCTTTCTCGCCCGAGCAGGCCATCCAGCAGCTTGTGATGAGCGCGACCAGCGGCAATGCCGCGCTGGACCAGGCCGTGGATACCTTCTTCGGCTCGCGGTCCGGCGGCATGGATGCCAACGCGCTGTTGAATGCGTTCTCCGAACTCGCCTCGACCTTCAAGACGATCGAAAGCATCGATCTCGATCCCAAGCCCTTGTCCCAGGTCGAGGAAGCGCTCAAGCGCATCAATGACGGCGCCGATCAGCTTCGCGCGAGCGCGGAGAAGTTCGGCTTTTCGGCGGCGCAGGTCGCAAAGATCGAAGAGGCGCGGGCGAAGGCGCTGGCCGACGTGACCGAGACATTCAATACCTCGATCTCGGACCAGATCCTGGCCATCACCGATCCGCAAGAATTGGCCCTGCGCGAGCTGGAGCGCGCGCAGAAAGATCGCCTCGAAGAGGCCAAGAAGGCCGGGGCGGATCTGGTCGCCGTCGAGAAACTGGCTGGGCTGGAACGCGAGAAGGTTATCGAGCAATTCTCGCAGCAGAGCGTCGATAGCCTGAAGAAGTTCATGGAGGAATTGACCTTCGGCGCCTCGTCCGGCGTTGCGCCCGTTGCGCAGCTCTCCGGTTCGCGCGCTGCGTTCGACGCCGCGGCGGCGCAGGCGCTCGCGGGCGATCTGGACGCACGTGACCGGATTGTCGATCTGGGCCAGACCTTCCTGAATGCATCCCGTTCGGTCAACGCGTCGACGGGGGCGTATTTCAAGGATCGCGATCGCGTGCGCGATATCGTGTCAGCTTTGCTCGGCGATGTGCCGGGCTTCGCGTCCGGCGGCTCGTTTCAGGTCCCTGCGCTGGCGGGCAACGACAACATGATCCCGCTGATCCGCGTTTCGGGTGGCGAGACTGTCAGCGTCAGCCGCAACAATGAGGATGGCCGCAACACGTCGGTTGAGGCCGTGCGTCAGCAAACGGCGGTTCAGGTCGATGCCATCCGCGAGGTTCGCGACGCGATCAGCGAGCTCAAACGCGAAATCCGGCTTCTCAGCCAGAAGGTTGCTGCCTGATGCTCGGCGTCAAGCCGCTCGGCGCCCGTCCGCTCGGCGCCGGATATACGGCCGCTGCATCGCCTTCCGCCTTCATCACGCTGGTCCAGAGCAGTGAGGCGGAGGGGCAATATCTGGTCGAGATCAAGGCCTACAAGGGCGACCGCATCAGGACGGGTGGCGGCGCCATGCTCGGCGCGGCGCCTTTGGGCCGACGGCCGCTTGGGTCCTCCGTAGCCCTTGGCCAGGGAAGCGCCGGCGAGGTTGACCTGCTGTATTCCGATGCGCACTGGGTTGGTGCGCCGGACGATGTCGTCAAACCCAACGCCTATTACGAGGGTCGGGTCAATGTGCCCCTCGTCATGGAGCGCAACCTGCCGCTCACGCCGGAGACCAGTCCATGGGTGCAGCGCCAGTTCGGCTCAATCGAGATCGCCAACGGCGACGGTGCGTTGGACTCGATTGTGCAATCCTACGCGGTGGATGGTCGCGTCGTGCGCGTCCTCTATGGCCCCAAGATGGGGGCTTACCGCGATTTCAAGACGATCGCGGAAGTGCTGGCGACGGGATGGCAGGCCGACGATCTGACGGCGAGCCTGTTGCTGCGAGACAGAGGATATGCGCTCGACCTGCCGCTGCAAGCGACCCTGTATGAAGGCACAGGCGACGCAGAAGGCACCGACGAACTCGCGGGCAAGCCGAAACCGATCTGCTTCGGGCGCGCACGGAACCTCACGCCGGTCCTGATCGACCCGGCCAACCTGATCTATCAGGTCCACTACCGCGAGATCGATGCGATCGATGCGGTTTACGACCAAGGTGCCGGGCTGACCGACAGCGCCGACGATGCGGACGATTACGCGGCTCTCGTGGCCCTGTCGGTCACGGAAGGGCAATATGCGACCTGTCTCGCGGAAGGACTGTTCAAGATCGGTGCCACACCGACCGGCCTCTTGACCTGCGACGTGCGTGGCGATGCCGAGCCGGATTATCAGAACACCGTCGACCAGATCGCGCTGCGCATCCTGCAGGATATTGCTGGCATACCGAGCAGCGTCATCAATCGTGGATCGTTCGCGGGCGTCGCCTCGATCGCGGGGGAGCTGGGCTTCCATGTTGGCCCGAACGAGACTCCAACGGCATCGGAAGCGATGAACATGCTGATCGGCGCAGTTGGCGGCTATTGGGGTTCCGGGCGGGATGGGCGGTACGTGGCGGGGCGGCTCGTTCGTCCGGAGAACGAAACGCCCATCTTCTATTTCAATCAGTACAACATCCTGGAATTGGAGCCGGAAGAGACGCCGACACCGCGCTATCGCCAGCGCGTCGGATATCAGCGCAATTGGACAGTGCAGCGCGGCGAGGATCTGGCGGGCAGCGTCACGGCGGAACGGCGCCAGTTCCTTAAAGAGGACGAAAGGGTCGTCACGGCGCTTGATACCTCCATTCGGGTCCGCCACCGCCAGGCGCTTGATCCCGCGCCCTTGATGTCGCTTTACGACTCCTCCGCCGATGCGCAGACCCTCGCGGATTATCTGCTGGCGTTGCACAAGCCCGATCGACTGATCGTGCGCATCACCTGCAAAAGGCTTGGTTACCTGTTCGATCTCGGCCGCGTGGTGAACCTGACCTGGCCGCGCCTGGGTCTCTCGAGCGGACGGAACATGGTGATCGTCGGCATCCGTGAAGATGCGGATACGGACAGCACAATTATCCGCTGCTGGGGATAGATCATGGTCGCGAAAATCGCCTTGAGCTGGGTCAACCAAATCGACGCCAGCGCCACGACCCTGTCCGCGTCCTCGACCGCGGGCGATCTCAGCATCAGCAATATTGCCACTCCCATCATCGGCCGGCGCTGGCGCACAACCAGTATGACGGCCTATGGGCTGGCGGATTTTGGATCGGATAAGACGATCGGGCTGCTGGCCTTGGTGTTTCCCCGTGATACGGCCTTTCCGACGACGGGCACGATCACGCATGCCCTGGATGCCGATGGCGGAACGCCAGGATCCGGCGCTGTCCTCGATGAGGCGGTGAACATCAATGCGACCAATGGCCCTGTGGCGGGTTACGGCTATCACGTCTACAAGCTGGCGACGCCAGTATCGGCTCGCTATTGGCGCTTCACCTTCGATGTCTCGGGCGTGCCCTTCATCGATGTCGGCCGAGCCTGGGCCGGGGATGCGTGGCAGCCGGATCTCAACATCGCCTTTGGCTATGGCGACGAATGGGGTGATCTGAGCCGCGTGTCGCGCTCGACCCGATCCGGTGCCGAGTTCATCGACGAACGGCCTCGGCAACGCGCCTTTGCCTATTCCCTGGAAGCCCTGAGTGCCGGCGAGCGCGACGATCTCCGCGAGATGCAGCGCATCATCGGGATCTCCAAGCAGCTGCTGTTCGTCAAGGATCCGGACAGTCCGGCGACGGAAACCGTGATCGGTCGCATCGATCAATCGACGCCGCTGCTGCAGCCGTATTTCTCTCTCTCTTCCAAAGCCTTCACCGTTCGGGAGTCCCTCTGATGGCCGTCAAGTTTGCCGATCGCGTTGTCGAAACCACGCAGACCACCGGGACCGGCACGCTCGATCTGGCCGGTGCAGCCGATGGATATCTTGCGTTTTCCGACGAGCTGACGGACGGCGATGAGATCGCCTATGTGATCGAGGATGATCCGACCGATCCGAGCGAGTGGGAGCTGGGCCTCGGCACGTTCACTGCCGGGTCGCCGAACACGCTGAGCCGCGATACGGTCTACAAATCGTCCAACAGCGGCAACAAGATCAGCCTGCAATCCGGCACCACCTATACCGTGACGGCCGTTCTGTCGCGGCATCAGATCGGCAGCTACATCCGCAAGAACAGCAATGTCCTGGCCAAGACGGCCGATTATACGGTCGTCGCCGCCGATGACGGCAAGCTGATCAAGGCCGATGGATCGGGCAACGATCCGGCAGGCCTGACCATTACTCTGCCGCCGGAAGCTACGGCGGGGGATGGCTTCGTCTTGGCGGTCCTCAACGATGGTTCGTCAGGCGCGGTGACGGTCAATGATGACGGGGGTTCGGAAATCGTCACGCGCCAGAGCGAGGGGGATTCTGCGCTCCTCCGCTGCGACGGCACCGCATGGTACGTCGTTGCCGAATTCTTATCGACCGTCAGCCAAACGGAGGCGGTAGCGGGCACATCGACAACGCCACGCGCCTGGACTGCTGAACGCGTCAAGCAGGCAATCCAGGCACAAAGCGCACTGCCGCGTTCATATATTTCTGGGCTCGGGCTTTCCAATAATTCAACCGATAGCAATAAGGATATCGATATAGCGGCCGGGGAATGCCGGGATAGCACGAATGCAGCGGATCTTGTCCTGGCGGCAGCGCTCACGAAGCAGCTCGACGCTGCATGGGCTGTTGGAACGAGCCAAGGCGGCCTCGATACCGGAACGGTTGCAGCAAACACATGGTATCATGTCTGGCTTATCAAGCGCTCCGATACGGGCGTCGTCGACGCGCTGTTCTCCTCATCGGCCAGTAGCCCGACAATGCCGACGGACTACGATTACAAGCGTCGTGTGCGCGGCTCCATTCTGACGGATGGTTCGGCAAATATCATCGCCTTCAAACAGCGTGGTGATCAGTTCCTTTGGGCGACCGCCGCATTGGACATCAACACAAGTTCAGCCAACTCGGGTTCGGTGCTCTTAAGCATTTCAGTGCCGTCTGGGATTAAAGTTGATGCGCAAATCCGCGCGCGATCGCAACACAACACGTCCAGTCATGGGTTTCTGCTATCGAGCCCCGACCAAGCTGATGTTGCGGCAGGAACCTCAACTGGCGTCTCGTTGACTGCGGGAGGCAGTGACCCAGCCGCCGGACAGTTTTCGATCCGCACCAATACATCCAGTCAAATCCGCGCGCGGGCCGACGGATCGGGGGTTGCGTACCGAATTTACACAGATGGCTGGGTCGATCGTGCAGGGAGGGACGAGTGATGCCTTACGTTGAACGCGATGCGGCCGGCACGATTTCCGGTCTTTACGTTTGGCCGCAGCCAGGCCGCGCAGAAGAGTTCCTGTCCGACGATGATTCGGAGGTGATGTCATTCCTCGTTCCACCGCCGTCTGCGGAGGATGTGCAACGGGAGTGCGCTCGCCGCTTGGCGCTCGGCTTTGATTATGACTTCGGGGATGAACGCGGTGTGCATCACTTCGCCACGACCGAAAAGGACATGAAGGGTTGGGACGACGTCTCAAAGATCGCCCAGGCGGCGATCAATGTCGGGGCGCCAGAGACCATCATCCATATTTCGACCGAAACCGGCGCGTGCGCGGTAACTGCATTGGAATGGCAGTCTGTTCTTCTGGCTGCCGGCGAGGTTCAACAGCCTATCTGGCAGGCATCGTTCGTTTTGCAGGCGATGGATCCTATCCCGGCCGACTATAGCGACGACTCTTACTGGGATTGATGGCCGGGAGTTCGATCGCAAGCAGCCGCGTAAGGCGTAAGCAATCATTTGGGGGTACTGAATGGACGATCTCGGACAATTCGTCACCGCGTTGCCGCCCGCAGTTCGGCAGCGGATGGGGGCCTAAGCAATGGATTGGGTTCCCGTGACGGCGCTGATCGTCGGCAACGGCCTTACCATCATGATTGCCATTGCGGCGCATGCACGCTGGCAGCAGAGCCGCCAGGACAAGCGGTTCGATCAAGTCTGGGAAGCGATCGACGCCCGAGTGCAAGAGATCGCGGCCGCGCGTAGGGATTTCCAAGGCGCGATCGGGCGGATCGAGCGCGATCTGGGCGCGACGATCAAAGCGGTTGCGGATGCGTTGTCCGATCACCGCGTCGATGACGCCAAGACCTACGTGACCAGGACCGAACTGGCTCAATCAATCGCGAACGTGGCCGGAGAGATCAAAGGATTGCGTGAAGATATTCGGCGTGGAGGCGCCAAATGATCCGCGCGATCCTCCAACGTCTCGAAACCTCGGATGAGGGAACCTTCGGCAAGATCGAGTTCGGTGGCCATGCATGGCATACGGGAGAGCTCCCTTGGCGCGACAACAAGCCGCTGATCTCGTGTATCCCGGCCGGCACCTATCTGGTCGAGATGGATCCGAGCCCGCGCTTTGGACGCGATCTCTACGAACTGCGCAAGGTGCCCGGACGGACGGTGATTTTGATCCATCCCGCGAACTTTTGTGGAGATCGCGCGTGTGGGCTGGAAAGCGAACTTAACGGCTGCATCGCGCTTGGTTTGAGCGTCGGCTCGTTGCGCGGGCAGAAAGCCGTCCTGGCTTCTGGAAGGGCGGTCGCGCAATTCCAGGCCGCGCTGAACCGTGAGCCGTTCATGCTCGAGGTGCGGGATATACCTGGGATCGAGTGGAGGGTGGCAGCATGATTAAGAATATCTTCACCCTGGTGATGGTCCTGGCCATCATCTACGCAGCGATCGGCATCCTGATCTTCTTCGCGACGGCTGCGATGTCCACTGTGACCGGCCATACTCCGGATTGGCGCGGTGCGGCGATCGCCGCTCTGACCTGGCCCTTTTGGTGTGTCCGCGCGATCTGGTGGGCGATCTTCGGCCGAGAGGATGGGTCGTCATGAAGACCTGGCTGAAATCCCTGCTCGACGCTGACAACCGTGAGCTCGATACGCTGATCCTGCTCGCCTTCATCGGCATGGGTGCAATCACGGTCTATTCGGGACTCAACCTCTTCTTCGGTGATCGCACCTTCGATCCGCAGGCCTATGGGCTCGGTTTCGCCAGCATCATCGGGGCGCTTGGGTTCGGGAAGGCCGCGCGCGACTGGAATCAGGGCGGCCCGACGAAGTGAGCGCGATCCTCACGTTCCTCGGCTCCCGGCTTGGCGGCTGGACCGTCGCCGCTCTCGTCGCCGCGGGCCTCTCCCTGGCGCTCTATGTCCAGGATCTGCGTCTCGATGCCAAGGACGCGGAACTAAACGCACGAGTGAATGAAATATTGGCTCTCAACGGTCAATTGGATTCGTTCGAGGACACCAACAAGCGCCAGGCTGAGACCATCCGCCAAATCACGGACAGTGCGGCTGCCGTGAAGGCCCGTGCCGACAAGGCCGCGCGCAATCTCGCCGCGGCACTCGCCCGCACCGACGAAAAGACCAGGACCATCATCCGGGAGATACCCCGTGAACCGAGCGACAACGATCCTATTACTGCTGGTGAGCGCGATCTTCTTGTCCGCCTGCGGGACGCCTACCCCTCAATTCCGAACGGTCACTGAGCCCCCGAGGATCGAGAAGGTCGAACTGACGGGCGATATGGCGAAGCCGTGCGAGCGCGGGCGTGATGTACTGCCCGATCCCGCCAGCGCCGTGCGGCGCAATATGACCGATCTCGTGGCCATCCTGTTCGGCCGGCTTGAGCAGTGTGCAGATCGTCACGATGCCATCTTACGAACGGTGAAATGAGGCGGATTTCCCGTCAATGTCTCGGTTTGAGTTACGGGGGCTAGAGTACGGCCTTTGCAGGCGCCGCAACGTTCGGCCATCGCTCGGCAATCGTCGCGCAAGCGGCTTCCATATTGTGAAACCGGCTCATCGCATCTCCGGGGGCCGGATGGGCCTTCCCAGCGTAAGCGTCCAGTGTGACGCATAACTTGTGCTCTGGGTCTGCGCCCTCTTCTACACCGCTCTCGGTCAAATACCCGTACAGAAGTGCGGATTGCCATTCAGCCGTCGCCTCAGGCAGGGGCTTCCCCTTTGCGTACCGAAGCATGCCTACCCCAACACGGACCTTGTTCGTTTTTGTTATGCGACGCAGACCAAAATGCAGCTCAAACGTGACCTTAACCCCGCTCAGCAATAGGGGAGCGACATTCCCCGGAGCGGTAATCTCCGCACCGGGCCAACTGATGCTGCCGTATACATTTGAGAACCGATCAATGTAATCAGCATTGTGGTCATATAGATCGCGTTCAAAGTCGGTGTCTGCCAGTCGGTCGCGAATACTCTTCGCCCGCATTGCCAATGCCCAAACATCCCCCTCACCATCGCGTATGAATTTTGATACGATGGTCTTCGCCTCATTATGCTGAATGACGCGAGCGGTGGGTTGATACTTGCACCCTTGGACGATAGTTCGACGAGCGCGCTCAGACCCAGCCATGTAGTCGGCTAAATAGCGTGCGGAAATTTGCGGATTCTTAACGAGTCGGTGCGTCTTCTCTTGAAGCAT